CTACAAGTGAAGCAACTTCATCTCTCTTTCGTTTAAAATGTTGTTTAAGAATAGACATGATTACTTCCGTTTTCTGAATTTCCTACTTTTTTTAGTTACCTTTTTAGGTTTTTCCTCTTCCTCTTCCTCTTCTTCCTCGCCTTCTAATTCTTCATCGTCATCTTCATCTTCATCTTCTTCATCCTCATCTTCATCTTCGTCCTCATCTTCATAAAATTTCTTTTTCTTTTTTGAAGTTTTTGATGTTTTTACTGATCTTTTCTTTTTGCGTGGTTTTTCTTCTTCCTCTTCTTCTTCTTCGTCCTCATCATCAATATCACCTTCTTCTTCTTCCTCATCAACTTCTTCATCAACTTCTTCATCCTCATCTTCTTCTATTTCATAGAATTTGGCACGTAAAGTTTCATAATCGAGAACTTTCAAAAGTTTATCCAATTCAGGTATTTCATCCAGTACATCTAATTCATACTGTTCTGGTCTTTCATACCAGTCGAACCTTGTGGCTTCAGCAAATTTAACACCAGCAAATTTACCCTCACCAAAAGTAACTTCAATAGCAGTACCTTCTTCTGGATCAGGGAAAGTTTTAAATTCCTTTTTCTTACCAAGCTGATCTTCAAAAACCTTTTGGAAAAGATTATGTGAATATTCAAACAGCATGAATACAGGTTTTTTACTTTTCTTTTTACTGTAAACCCTTACACAATAAAGTACACGTTGAGTCGGACGCAATGCTTCTATTTCAGCTTCTAATGCTTTTGCATCTTCTATTCTGTCAGGATTGGTTTTCCTTAACTTTGCACGCCTTTCACAAATAGGACACCTGTCACCAAATGAAGCAGGGCAAATAAAACTATCACTATTAGCACCAATATTGCGATGAACTTTATATGGCAACTTGTACCAAAAATCACCTTTTTCAACTCCTGACTCTCTGTCTGGATGCTTATCTGAAGTAACTTCATAAGGCATAAAGTCCATTATTACTGTGCTATCTATTTCAGGTTGAAATAACTTTATCCCCGATGGTAATTTTAAATAACCATAGGATGATGTTCCACTCCGTTCCAAATCTTTAGAAATTTTTTCACTAAAATTTCTTTTGAATTTTTTCTTTTTATTCATAATTAACTTAATTAAAATATTAGTAACAAATATAACAAAATAAAACCTTTAAAACAAATTTTTAAACAAGTTTTTAAAACTATTTTTTTCTGAACCGTTTAACTTTTTTCACATTTTTATTCAATTCTACACTTTCGGCATGTTTTTTCTTCCATTCATTTGATAAATCACGTGGCATTTTCGGGCCAGCGAAATACATTTGTCCGTGCAATGTTACTAAGTTCTCCAATGCAGCTTTACGTGTAAAACCTATTTCATTTTTAACCACTTCTGCATCTTTCAATTTTTTCATTGCTTTCATCCAACGTTCTTTTGCAGCTAAAAATGATTTATGTATTCTAATTGCTGCATCAATTTTTGTATCAGTTGGCTTAACTTCTTTTCCAAGAAACTTTTCAGGATTTTTATTAATTTCAATGGTTAATTCACTACGTACAGTTTTTACATTTTCCTCTGCACGTGTAAATTCATCTAAACATTCATTATAGTAATTTCCCCATTTTGCAGCTAATTGAGCCTGTTCCAACCATTCTACATCTAATGCAGTATGATCAATATACATATCTCTTTCGTAGTTCATAACCTTTAATTAGTTACGGATATATTCAAATTACGGCCTAAATATTCAAATTTATGTGCTAATCTTTTTGAAAACTCAAAATTATGGGATACCATTGAATATTCCACAGTTCCAGTATTGAGATGAACCAAAGCCCAATTAAATGTTGTTACTTGTTCTTTCACATCTTGGGTATCCATTATAACCAACATATAGACAGAATCTCCTTCTGCTGTTGTATCAATAAACAAATCACCAGCTTTGTATGTATATGGTGAACTTTTTAAATTTACTTCAATTTTATTCATTCTCTTTTTCTCCTTTTACGTTTTGGTTTATTTTCTTTTGTATCAACTCCTTTAATTTCTTCTACTTTCCTAACAAGGAAATCCTCTAATTCATCTTCCATAGCTTTTATTTTTTCAATTGGATTTTCTCCATCTTTAATAGTTTGGCTGTAACCAACTTCTATTTTTACATTTTCATAATCACCAAGATTGATAATTTGTGAAAGTGTAACCCATGCTTTATCTTCATTATTTTTTATATCCATAACTATTTAAAGTTTTCCAATTGTTTTTTAAATTCAGTATGATCATTTCTCATTCCTATTGTTTCCATGATTTATATATTTGATTAAAATTAACAAATGAAATAATGTTACAAAAACAGCCGCTGAAAATATTGCAATATCATCAACTTTTGCATCTTCAAAATTTATACTTATATAATAACCAATAAATAAAGGACTTACGGGTATAAACATAAAAATGATAACAAAAAGAATAAATAATAAAATTCCTATTAATATCATAATATTACCCTTTAACAACACTATAACAAGCAAAAACCAATCCTGGAAAACCAGAATTATAAAAAGGATTTACAAATTCCTCTAAAATAGAACCAGCTATCATGTTATCAGATTTTATTAAAACGGCTGAAGCATAACCCATTACAGCCCTACGAATATTTTCGGGGTCTTGCCCCTTTAATCCTTCAAGTATTTTCTTTACTTCATTCCAGCTTTTTCTTTTTATTAAAGCTTGACACAATGCAATACTTTGGGATTGCTCAATTGCTGAACGCTGTGCTATTTTAAGCCTACGTTTTTTAGGTGTGTTTAATACTTGTTCAAGTATAGTTAAAGCATTACGTGGATGACCCTGACTATCTATTATGATTTGATTCAGAATTTCTTCATCAAGTTCATCATTTTCCTGTTCTGCAACATGTGTTAACAGATAATTCATTTCATCATCATCTAACCTGTCAACCTGAAACTGAATACATCTGCCACGTATTGTTGGTAAAAGGCTATTCAAATCAGTTGTACATAATATAAAATAAATGTGTGCTGGTGCATCTTCAAGGATTTTCAAAAATGCGTTTTGTGCATCACCAGTCATTTTGTGTACTTCATCAATAATATATACTCTCACACCACCACCTAAAGGGGTAAATTGAGCATTTTTACGAATATCACGCACAGTATCAATACCACGAAATTGTGCTGTATCAATTTCAATTAAATTGTTTTCAGTACAACCTAATTTATTAGCTATGATACGTGCTATACTTGTTTTCCCGCAGCCCGTCGGGCCATGAAATAGAAATGAATGTGCCAGATTATCTACATCTTTTAACATTCCTTTGAGTGAAGCTATAATTGCTCTATTGCCAACTACTTCACTAAATTCTTTTGGTCGGTACTTTTGATATAAACTCATTTGCTATATTTTTTAATTATAAATTTTTCAGTTTGTTTTAGATATAAGTTCAATTCATATAAAACTTCTTTTTTGTAGCTTGCATTATAAAAATTAGTAACATACCATTTGCGATAATATAAAAATTCATAGTTTTTATATAAATAAGAATTATTTGGTATTTTTATTATTTTATTAGCTGGTACATTTATATTTTCATCTGTGCTAATATTCTTTAGTTTTGCCGTATGCAAATTATCATTTTCAATTATATACACAATACTTTTATAAATGCAAATTCCATACAGTTCTTTAAGTTTAGGCTGTTTAATTTCAGGCTTTTCTTTTTGTAATAAAGGTTTAGCAGCTTGTATTTTTCTTATTCTTTTAACCTTTTTCATTGTATTAAAAATTCCTTTATGTTTTTTGACTCTGGTGAGTTACTGGTTAAAATTCTACAACCTAATATATATTGAATTCTTTTTAAGAAATCATATTCATCTTTACACTCTATAATATTACCTTTATAAGTAAACCTATAATCATTTTTTATATGATCAAGACAGGTTATAACAATTATTTTAGATGGTTTTTCTTTTATATATTTATCTTTACTGATTGCATATTTTATTAAAGATAAATCAAGTAACGAACGCCTGAATTTTCCCTGATGTTTATTAGATATATTGGTTTCATTTGGATCTTCTATTATATTGTGTGGTATGGATTCATTTGTCATAAAACCTTTTCCATGTCTTGTTTGATATGCTCTTGTAACAAGGTATAAATCAGGATTGTATTTTCTTATATGTTTAGTGGTAGTTGTCAACCTTGTTACATTCGGGAAAAATCCTATTTCAGGGTCTAACATTAAACCTTGTGAGCCTTCAAATATATAATCATAATTATAACATTTTGAATATTCAATAAATGGAACACGGGATATATAATTTTTTTCAGTTAAATCTAAAACACAATTTATAAAATTATTAATAACTTCATTATTTACATTTAACTTATAATAATTACTAATTTGTTTTAATTTTTCATAAAAAATGTCTTTATAAAATAAATCTATAAATTTTAATGAATACATTGCTTTTTCACGATCAATAGTTGCACCAAAACCAACACCTACCGAACCATTTTTATAATTGTTTTCATTAAATTTTTTGTCAAATGGTGTAGTTACTGGACAATTTTTATCCATCCAAATTACAGGTATAATAGCAGTTTTATTTAGGATTTCATAATATTCATTAAATAAACCTACTGGATCAATAGTACAATATTTCATCCAAAAGGTTGGAGCTTTTTGTAATGTGCCGCTACCAAAATTAGAAAATACATGTTTATTTCCATTTAATACAACAGTATGCCCAGCCTGATGTCCACCAGAGAAACGTACTACAAGTGGTTTTTGGCTTAGGGAACAAAGGTAATCAGTAACTAAACCTTTCCCTTCATCCCCAAATCCTAAACCTATGACAGCTTTTGCTTTCATTACAAAATTTCCTGCTCTTTTTCTTTTGTACTTTCTTTATTAACAACCTTTGCTTTTACGGTAGTTCTGTATTTTTCAATACAAATTTCTGCTATTTTGTTAATAACATCTTCTGGAGTTTCTGCATGATGGATATTATCCCCCATTAATTCTTTCCAGTCATTTTTTACTTTTTCATTTGAACCAAGCCAATCCAACATATTAATATGATGAACATCATACATTTTTTGTGCATCAGCAAGTAAATTTACAGAATTTAAGATGTCAGGAAATTCACCATTACCCATTATTTCTTTAATTGCATTCCCAGGAATTTCCCTGTGTACTTTATCATCCCCGATTGATATTAATAGCCCTTTTTCCTGTCGTTTTTCAAAACAGTCAATTGCTGTATGTTTTGAAGCAAAATACCATGCCAGCATATAGCTTTCACCACCATTACCACCACCACCACCTTCAAGCCAAGTTTTTTCAAGCCATTTGTCCATAAGTTCATCACTACTTTCAAATTGACCAACTTGTAAAGGTGCTTTATCACATTTATGATCACCAATAGCAAGAA